ATGCTCAAAGAGTTTAAAGAATTTATTGCACGGGGAAACGTAATGGACTTAGCTGTTGGAGTCATTGTAGGATCCGCATTTACAGCTATTGTTAAATCTTTAGTTTCTAATATTATTAATCCATTGATTGGAATTTTTGCCGGAAAAATTGATTTTTCATCAATCATTTTTACGGTCGGCGCAGCCCACTTCCGGATTGGAACGTTTTTAAATTCTGTTATTAATTTTTTGATTATTTCATTCGTAATCTTCATTATGGTTAAATTTGTTAATAAATTTGCTAAGAATAAAGAAGATGAAAAGAAAAGAGAAGCGGCAGAGCTTTCTAATGAAGCTAAATATCTAAAAGAAATTGTTGAATTACTTGAAGAAGAACGCTTACAGGACTCTGAAAATAAGAGAGAAAAAGATACAAAAACAACTGTAAAAGAGTAACTTTTTTTACTAAATCTAACCCTAGATGAGGTACAACATGGGTACAAGATAGGTACAACATAGGTACAAGATTTGAGGAGCTATTTTAGCTCCTTTTTTTTTTAATACATAAAAAAGAACTCTACCTATTATATATACTCTATATAACAAAAAACCCCTACTCAATAATGAGTAAGGGAAAATGTGGTTAATAGTGTGTCATTAAAAAAATTAGGGATAAGATTAAATCCTTACAGTTTTATTTTACCCTTATTTTTAATAAGTAATCATTATTTTTAAATAATTTTTTAAATAGAAAAACCCCTACCAAAATGGCAAGGGTTTAATAAATCATTAATTGATATTCATTAATAGTTTAATGTTTCTCCAACGAAAATCAAGTTAGCATTGTTAATTCCATTCTTTTGAGCTAAGTACGAAACTGAAACACCTAACTTATTAGAAATACCACTTAAAGTATCACCATAAGTAACTTTATATGCTCTTGTTGAAACATAGCCTTTTACTTTCAACCGTTCTCCTACATAAATATAGTTTGGATTTGATATACCATTCAAACTAGCAAGCGATTGATATGAAGTACCAAACTTATTAGCAATCCCTGAAAGAGTATCTCCTGATTTAACTACATAAGTTGTAGCACTATTAGAAGTATTATTAGCTACTGTGTTATCCCCTTTAATTTTAATTACTTGGTTAGGATAGATAACATATGGACTAGCGATATTATTAAGGCGTGCTAAGTCTTGATAAGTAGTATTAAATCTAGTAGCAATACTGCTTAATGTATCTCCACTCTTAACTGTATAAGTCTTAGTATCATTAATAACTTTCTTATCTTCTTTAGCCTCTTGAATAACAGGAGTTGTAGTTACAGGTTTATTAGCATTTCCATTCTTATAACCGTTCTTTGTGATACCTAATAAATCAATATCATAATCTAAGGCTACACTGTTAGCTCCTGAACCGTGGTCTGAAAATTGCCATATGCACACACCATTATCACTAGGAAAGTATTCCATAGGAGCAGGATAAATACCATTCCTATAAGGATAACCTGCTATCCAAAAACTATTAGGATATGTAGCAATAATTCTATTCATATCAAAATGTGCATGAGCGTAACCTTGATAAGAATAAAACACTGGAGTATATCCTGCATTCTTAACTGTTGTCATAGCGTCTAAAACAGCATTAGTATTACCATTAATATCATTTCCATATCCTGCTTCACAATCTAAAGCAATAATAGAACCTTTTGGAACTGTACTATTAATAGTAGGTAAGAATGTATTAACAGCTTTCTTTGCTAAATAACTGTTATTCCCTGTTTGTAACCAGATATAAGTATGAGCTCTCTTATTTTGCATTAAAGCACTCTTAACCTGATTAGTATAAGTTGATTGAGTATAGGAAGAACCATCTTCATACATTCCACCTACTTGAGCAATGGTAAACTCATCATCATTCCTTACAAACTGAGCTGTATTACCTTGATACTTAGATAAGTCAGTACCATAACTTCTAACATTGTCAGCACTAGCAACACCAATACTAATAGCAGACACAAAGGCAAGTATTCCTAATGCTAACCGTTTAATATTTTCCTTTAGCATAAAATGCACCTCCTTTTTCTATAACGAATGAAAAAAAAGGCAATAAAAAAGAGAGCCTTTATAGCTCTCTCTCTCTTTAAATTATTTTTTAGGAATAAAAGTAACTGTTCCGTTGCCTTCCATTACTCCAAGTAACCCTAGAATAGTAAGTACAGTATTAATAGCTCCTACTATATCCCCAATATCTCCTGTAAAGTGAATACCGAAAATAGCTAACACTTGTTGTATTAACACTAATAACAAACTAATAAGGCTTGCAATAATCTTTCCATTCAATGTTCCATCTGAATTAAATATGATACCCTTAATCTTTTTCATCATCATATATCCCCTCTTTAGTCTCCAATATGATTAATCGTCTTTCATGTTGGTTTAAAGTAGTGTTATTTCGATTCAAATCTTCCCTTAAACTCTCTACTGTGTTATTAAGGGTAGTTACTGTATCGTTCAGTTTCTCGAAAGTCTTTTGATTAGCTTCACTTTCTTCTAAATAGGCAGAGTGGAAAGCCCACTTGAAACCTTTGATTAAGATTGTTAAAACTGTACCACTAATAGTAATAATGGCTACCCAATCTTCTAAAGATAAACCTAAAAATGTCATCTACAACACCCCCTAACTTTCTATAACTTTTACATGTTGTGTAAAGTGAAGATTATAATTTTGATTGTTCCAATTTAAAGAACTTGTATTGTTTCCGAAAGGATTCCAATAAAATAGCTTTTTATGTCCCTCGTCATTTTCATACTCAAAAGCAAAATTAGTATATGGAATATTTTCATTAGTTAAAGTAAAGTTATGGCTTGGTGTTACCATTCCATTAAGATGATAGCCTTTCATAGATTGTAAAAACTTGAGTTCAGCTGCCCCTAACTTACTCATTGTGATACTTCCATCTGATTTATGATATTGGTAAGCTCCCCAACAATCGTCCATATCTGCGTCTACTGGGTCAGGATTTGTATTCCCTGAATAGATAATTATAGGGTCTACTCCTAAATAATCTTGGATAATGATTTGTCTTATCATCGTATCTCTAGAATATTGAAAAGCCCAACTACCACTAAAAGGGTGTCCCCAATCTTCACTAGGGTATCCAAACTCTGAGATAGCCATTGGTATTTGATTAATGTTACTCCATTTACTTCTATCAAAACCTAATAAGTACAATTCAGGAATAAAATTATCATTATATCTCTCACAATAAGGGTGGAATGATACCCAATCAGGTAAAGAAGAGTAAGAATTAAGTTTAGTATTGTAACAGTCTAATACATGCTGTAAATCTGGAGCTTGAGGATACTCAATACTGCATAAATCAATGAACTTAACACCACGCTTTTTACACTCTTCAAATAGTTTCATATTAAATGTAAGGTATCTATCAATAATGGTATCGTTTGTTTGAGCTTGCTGTTGGTCGCTTGTAGCAAACTTACCATCTGCTTCATTCCAAGCCTCTACTATAAAATCAGTAATACCATCATCTAAAAATCTATCCATTATATGAGCATAAGCATTAACCGCTTGGTCTACTAATTCATCAGCGTTATCATCTAATAAATGATTTTTAATCTGTTGCGGATAAGCTCCAATAATACCTGTCATTCCTAAGTTTTGAATTGTATGATAAGTAGTTAATCTCCACGGGTTATCAGTACCATTAAATTCATCTGTTTGTAAGTTAAAAGCGGGTCTTATATACTTCATTCCTGCCATTTGAGCAAAGTTTAAAGCTCTTTCAACTTGAGTCATAACCCATGGAGAAGTTGTATTATTATGAAAAACATTTATTCCCATTTTATCTAATAATTTCTTGGTCATTAGCAATACCTCCTACATTACAAACCAGCCTTCCATATTAACGGTACATGTTCCGCTAGGAACAGGAATTACTTGGTCTCCATTATGGTTATAGTGGAGTTGTAAAGTTCCTAAAGTTTGTACATAACGCTTTCCAGAATCTCCTACTAACTGATACATACATGGAGTACCAGAGCATTCATACATTGTATTGTATTGACTCTGTTCCATTCCTCCATATTGTTTCTGAACGTCTTGAGGTATATCAAATAGTTTAGTTCCCCAAGTATTAGCAATACTTGCGTCTTTAAAACGGGAATGAATACGAAACCAAAAAATTGATTGACCATTAATTTGAGTTACACAATATTTATTCCAACCAATATCTCCAGTAGTATTATTGTTATTCCAACCGCACCAAACACCGCTATCTCCTGCATTCATGTAAGGAGTTAAATCTAACCAACCTGTACCTGTTACATAGTCTCCTACTGTACCTTCTGGACCTTGTTCCCCTTGTTGTCCTGCTACACCTTGTAAACCTTGCATACCCATAGCTCCAGTAGCAAGATTAAAGTTAAGAGTTGCACTATTTTCATTACCTGAATTAGATATACCAACAGGTCCATTATCAGAAACATAAATTGGTGTATTAGTACCATTAGCATTATCATTACTTCCAACTGAGCAACATACTCTAGCATAACTAGCATTATCTGGAGCTGTTTTAGTCATTACAAAAGGAAAACTAATATTCTTTTCTTCATCATAAGTTAATGCTGTTTTGTTGGTATCATACCAGACAATTCTAAGCGCTTGATTACCTGATAAACTAGGAATATTAGCAGGCATTGAAATACTATAATTATCATGAGCATTCACACTAAAATAATCAGTATAAATATCTGTACTATTAGCATGTTCTCCATCTGGTAAGATATAACCTTTGCTAAAAGTTTTTCCGATTGAAGAATAAGCTAACCATGGATTATAGCTAGTAACATTACCAACATTAACAGTAGCATTTGTACCTGTGTCTCCTTTATCTCCTTTTGGTCCTTGAATACCTTGAGGAATTGCAAAATCAAGAACAGCATCTACATCATTACCTGAGTTAGTTACCTTAGCTTGTTCTCCTGCGTCTAATGTTGTTGTAGTACCAACTGTGATTGAACTAGCTCCTCCTGCTGGTCCTCTTTCCCCTTGTGGTCCTTGTTCCCCTGTGTCTCCTTTTGGTCCTTGAGGTCCTTGAGGTCCAATTTCTCCTTGAGGACCTTGTTTAACCGTTGCAACATAATTATCAAAGTTATCTTTTAAGGCTTGAGATTGTTGTTGCATGTATTGATTAGCTTGTTCCTTAAAATCGTCTAAGCTAATCAGATTAAGTTGTTGTCCTGTGATATTAAGAGCATTAGCTGATAGCGTAAAGCTAACAAAACCATCATCAGGGAAAATCAAAGTATTATCATTATCTACATTAACAGCTAATTCAACTTGATATGTTCCTTGTACAAGTCCTTTTAAATCTGCTGTATCAAATTGGAAAATTAAGCCATTATAAGTTGTTGTAGCTGTAATTGTTTTAACTAAACCAAAATCATTTTTAATTCTGAATTGTGCTGTTTGGTTTTCTTCTAGTTGTACTGGGGCTTGGTTATTAGTTGCTGTAAATTGAACCATTGTCCCAGTATCACCTAATTTAATCGTTGTATCATCATTTAATAGAGATAAACTTTTCATAGTGAGTTCCTCCTTATTTTGTAATCTGTTTTTATAACGATTAACAAAAAAGACTAGGTATAAAACCTAGCCTTTAAAATCTATTTAGTTTTCATGATTTCTTCTTTTTGTTCTTCTGTAATCCATTGAACAGATACAAACAAATCTAAATCTTGTTCCGTATAATAACCTTGTTCATAGAAACTTTTTATCATCTCGTACATAGTTAGCCCTCCTTATTAGCTGCTGTTAAGCCATTAACTGTTGCTTGTAGGGTTGCAACTTGTTTTGTCAGCATACTAATTTGTGCTGAGCTTGTCTTTTGCTGTTGTGCCATTTGTACAGTTAATTGAGCAACTTGAGCATCAACACTCATAGTATCTGAGTTTAAATCATTTTTTTGTAAATATTCTTGAGCTTTTTGGTTACTTGCTTCCAGTGTGTTAGAAACAAGATTACCTTCATCATCTAAAATCATTGGTGTGTAACATGGTCTAGGAAGTTCTTTTAATTCTCCCTTTTGAAGTTGGTAATTATCATTAACTGGAACTACTTCAAAACCTGTTGCACTATCAGCTTTATAACGAAAAATATCCATTAATAACTACCTCCTTAGAATATCGCTGTAAAACGAACATAACCTTTACCTGAAACTCCAGATACATTATCGAGGTATAAATTACCTGACCCATCAACATGGAAATTAATACTTCCTGCTTGTCCGTTCATGAATATTGCTACTGACGTACCAGGGTTATTAACAAACATGTCGGTATTAAAGTTAGCAATCGGTTTACCAACATCTGAGGTATCTAAGTTCAGGGCAAAACGCATAATGTACATAGGGAAATCTACACCGCAACCGATATTAATTCGAGTAGCCCAAAGCCACCAAGTTCTGTTACGGTCGCTAGGATTATTTGCGTTCCCAGTAGCATTAAGTAACATGTTATCGCTTGCTGGTAAATTAACAGCGTTCAATAATTGACTAGCTCTGAAATCGCCAAAATCAGTTGTATTAGGCAACGATACTTGACCTGTTGCTGTAAGGTTTCCTGTTGTTTCACCATTGCTGGTAATATCTCCTGAAACTGAAAGACTACCTCCAACACTAGCACCATTAGCAATTTCAGCACTATCAGCGGTAATTCCACCGTTAAAGTGTTGTTTATTCGTCCAAGTATTTTCTTGTTGTAAACACTTTGTAAATTGACTAGCAACATAGCCTTCTGCGTCTGCTACATATTGGTTCATTAATGCTTTAAGTTGGTCTGCGCTTTCAGAAAGATTGTTTAAAGTCTTTAATTCAGAATTAATTTCAGCTTCTACTTTAGCTTTCCAGTTTTGGTATTCAGAATCATATGGTTCAATACCCTTATTCAAATCAATAGCTAAGTTAGTAGCACTTTCCGTAACATTAAAGAATTGGAAAGGACTTTTAAGAACTTCTCCTGTATTTGAATTAGTGATAGTAAATTGGAAACGATATGGACCAACTGCTTGGAACATTCCTAAAGGTAAAGCAAAGTTTACAAAAGCAGGAGATGAAGTATTTAATTTTCCAGTAACACTAAAGCCTGTTGTCATGTCTGGGTATTTACCGTCCATAGAAATCGTAAAGCCGTTTAATTGGAGTGGTTGTCCTCCTCTTACGAATTGCAAAGGAATTATCTTATTTGATTCGTCAACAGTTGCATTAAAAGCGTCAGTTAAATCAAAGAAATACTTTCCCGGTTGGTCAATGTCGATTTTGAAATATTGTAATTTTCCGTTCTTATATACTGCATTACCACTTTCAACAGCGTTCACTTCTTGATAATCAGCACCAAGAACATTATTTAATAAATCATCAGCCATTATTTTTAGCCTCCTTAATTGTTAATCTGTATCTATAACGGAACTAAAAAAAGACTAGGAAAATTCCTAGTCTTAATTAGTTATCCTACTTGGTCTACTTGACCTTTTATCCAACTAAAATTATCTCTTACCCATTTCCAAAAGTTATTTACTTCTAACTGGTTAAAGTCAATTCCTGTTGGTAGTGTTGGTGGAATACAAGTATAGTCATAATCTGTAACTCTGTAATCATCTACCATCTTTGGTATTTGTTCTAATAGTATCTTTGCATTATTAATAAATTGTCTGTATGCTAATCTATTTACCTCACTATAATTAGTAGCGTTTAATTTGAATGTTAATGGTTCTAAAAAGCTGTTATCTGAGTTATTCCATTCAGTGATAAAGTTATTAACCACTACATAGTTGTTTCTATTGGTTGGATAAAAGCTATTTATATCCCCGTCCCAAAGATTAATAATTGATAAATCAGTTGTTGGTTTATCAGGTTCATCAGGTGTAGTAGGTTTATCATTACTTGGAGGAGTTACTGGGGTATTAGGTGTACTTGGTGTACTATCTTCTTCAAACTTAATATCTCCTATATATAATGGTGTGTAATGTCTCATCGTAACATCTGCATTACATCTTTCCATATTCGTCCAAGTAACTAAATCATCACTTTCTGCTCTATATACATCTCTATCACTTTCATTCTCTCCCTTATTCCACGGGTCAGAATACAGATAGTATTTACCATTTACTACTAACATTTCAGGAGCTTCATTCCAAGTATAACCTGTACTATTAGTTAAACTCATGATATTAGTTTCAACTTCATCATAAGGACCCAGAATATTACTTGATTTAAACAAGTGTAGTTCCTGAGTTGGTGTACTTGTCTTACTACACCATAAGTAATAATAACCGTTGATATAGTTAATGTTAGGGTCGATATATCCACCACTAGCATTTAAAGTAATATCATGTCTTACAGCGTCTATCTGGTATCTGTCAGGATAGAACCTAGAAGCATATAGTTTAAACTCAGAATAATCAACGTCTGTTTCACTTCCGCAATAAATGAACCACCAATTACCATTATTATCTTGGTAAAATTCACTAGCCCAAAGGTTTTTTAATCCCATATTAGGACATTGTACTTGCGTAAATGTTTCAAAGTCTTTTGTATGGTTTACATAAGTTCCTGTACAAGTCCAAAACTCTCCATTAATGTATGCTAAGCTTGTATCTCTCCAACCAAAGTTATATGCTTTTAAATCAGTCCAATTAACACCGTCATTACTTCCTACTAAATGACTGTATACAGGTTGAGGAAAGCCGACTGCATGGAATGGCATTCCAACATACTTATAATTTTTAATATCAGTAATTAAACTCATTTTTTATACCTCCTTTAAATTAAGTAACTAAAGTTCCCTGTTGCTGGGTTATTCAATTCTGTAACTACTTCATTCTGCAAACTATAAATACTCTTAATATCGAATGTATCGGAAATCGTGTAATTAATAATGTAGTTAGTTCCATTCTCATTAATCACTAGCGAACCATTAATCGTATTAGCAGGAACAAAGCCACTAGGAACATTAAATGTAGTTTCATTTGCTACTAAATCCTTAAAGTTACAGTAAACATATACGACACCTGTATTTAATGTATAGGTAATTGTTCCATTATCAGTAGTTACTGTTTGTGTCTGTTGTTTCAAAGCACTATTGATTTTATTGATTTCATCTTGATTACTTGCGATTGCCGAACTAATAGTAGTGTTGATATTAGTTGTTGTATCTACATGACCTGATAAAGCATTTTGTAGACTATTGTTGTAGTTAAGAATAGTCTTTGCTGTATTATCTAGTTGAGCTTGCGATTGTTGAGTATCAGATAAAGGATATAAAGTAACTTGAGTTACAGTAACCTTAGTTGTTAAGTTTAGTTCAGGAATAATAAGCGTTCTAATTTCCCCTGTATCAATATCTTCATTATTTGCGTTAAACTGAACTTGAATACTAAGACTTGGTTCAGGTTGAAGTTGTGATTGTGCATATTGCCTCATTGCATCAGCATTATTAAATCTATTGTCTGATACTGGTTGCCCCTCATACACTCCATACTTATTTATACTTTCATCATTAGTAACATAGAAAGGATTAAAAGCAGGTTTACTATTTTCATCTCCACTATTATCTGAAATACAATAAAGTTTATTTACTAGGTTAGTAGAATCATAAGTTAATTGAACTTGGTTTGTGTTCCCTAAATAAGTAATAACATTGCCTTTATCTTGATAATAGTCATCAGAGCTATATACAATTATCTTCTTATTATCGAAAGTAATAATTGCATTACTCCAAGTGCTAGTTATTTTAGAGAGCATGTCTTGACCGTTTGCATTACCTAAGTTTTCTATCTGTTGGTTATCAAAACTACCTCTAACTTCCCAAGTATAACCAAAAGAATTACCATTCAAGTAAAAGCTAAGAACGTCATTAACAGAGTAGGTTTTAGTTCCTGTATTAACATTATGCTGAAATACTCTTTGAACCTCATACCCAATATGAGTAGCTGTAACTTGAGTTGTGTTAAGGCTATTAGCGTAAGTCGGTTGAATTTGTTTAATAATAAATTCCTGACCTCTCCAAAGAATACTGTTTTGAGCTTGTAATAAACTAAAAGCAACACTCTTATCGTCATAGGCGTTAAATTGTAACTGCCATGATTGATTTACTGTTTTTGTAACTTGGAAACTATCAATTAAGACAGAGTTAAGAGGTTCAGCATAATCTTTGTTTTTTACTATGATTTTATCTTTCATAAGCTAAACCTCCTTTAGGCGATATAAACGAATGGAAAGCTAAATACAATATCACTGGTATTAGCTCCTGTTATTTCAAAGTTGTTATCGCCTTTATCTAATTTAATATGACCAAAATTAGTATCTTTGGAGCATGGAGTACCATTAAGAGAACTTGTAACTCCATTAATCAATAAAGTATCTGAACCATTACCTGATTTGTTATAGCTCCAAGTAGAACCATTAGTAGTATTTTTAATAGTTATGTTATTCCCTGTGAACTTTACAGAGATTGAAAGTTTATCATTCTGTAAGTAAGGGTTAATATCAATATCACTTGGATTGTATACCGTAAACTTATTAGAATTAGTAAAATGATACTTTAACTGCTTATCACTAGGGATATTCATTCCATAAGACCAGTTATCATTCTCATTAACGTTTACTATTTCATCACTAGGAGCGATTGAATAAGCTAAGCCACTAGGATTATCTAAAGGAACAGTAAATACTGCCCCTGCACTTCCTACCTTACTTGGAGCAATACTAAATGGCATCGCACGGGAATAATAGACTTTGTTAGGGGCTGTGTTACAGCGTATTCTAATAACTTCCTTTGTCATGAAAAATCTATAAATATCATGCTTTGCTAAGTCTAAATCTTTCCAATCTTTGAAACGTACTAAAAACTTTAGATTAATTGTTGTCTTATCAAATTGTGAAGTAGTATAAATACTTCCATTAACCCCTGCCATGTTTTGATATGTATTACTAAAAGCAGGTGTTGTATCTAATTCAACAAAATGTAAGTCTGGAGTAATTGTATTAATATCAATTTCATCTTGGTTTCCTATCTTTACTTTAAGCCAATAATCATTTAACATGTCGAAACCTCCTTATTAATTTTCTAAACTTATAACGGAATAAAAAAAGAGAGCCTTTCAGCTCTCCTTTAATTAAATTGATTGATAATTGTTAATGGTTTGGTCTCTATACATTTGTTGGTATAAACCATTTGTATTAATACCATTACTTGACTTAGCAAAACCATTACTATTAGTTGTAATCAGTTGAGAAAGTAAGCCAATCATTGTATCTAATTTCTGTTCTAAGCTACCATTATTAGTATTAATAGTAGTGTTAATTCCTGCTTGTCTATTTAGTTTATTTACTGTTTGTGTAAGTAAACTTAATGCTCTACCTTGTTTTTCAGATGATAGAGGTATAACGACTTCTGGTTTGTTATGTTCGGCAATTTGTCCAAAGCTCCATTTATCAACAAAGCCACCGTTTTCCCAACCGTGTCCATTACCAATGTTACCCCAACCACCTTCTCCACCGTGGTCAAGACAGTAGATAGCAGCCATAATCTGGTCTAAACCTGAATAGATATTATTGTGTCCTGGTCTACTCCATGCCGCGAATGTAGAAGGTACGAATTGAAGAAGTCCTTGAGCAGGTGTTCCTCTAAGGTTATTAATATCTCCAATGTTACCTTGATGAGCATTAGGGTTACCTCCTGATTCAGTAGCAATTTGTCTTAACAACTTTTGTACTTTCCAGTCAGGTGGGTTGTCTTGTCCTAAATTCTTAAAGGCTTCAATGATAACAGGTTTCCAACGTTGAACACCTGCGCCTCCAGGGTTATTAGCTGAACCATAACTAACTCCATTACCGCCTGTACTTTCCATTGATTTCTTGAAGTCCTCTGCCATTTTCTTTAACCATTTTTCGGCTTGCTTAGCAAAGAAAGTAGGCGCATGAGATATTAAAGTACTTGCAAACTTGATACCTGTATTAACATGGAGATATTTCTTCAATACCTTTTCCATGAACTTAATAGGGTGTGAGATAATATCTCCAATATCATCAAGAATATCTTTACCTTTATCGAAAATCTTTTCAAATAAATTCTTGTTGTCTGTACCATCTTTGAAATGAGGAATATTCATCATTTCAGCAAGTGCCTTTGAGTTTTCCCCGTCTAAGATTTGTGTACCTTCTGGAAGATAAGTAATAAGGTCTCTTTGCTTTGGAAATGCTCCAACACGTCCATCAGGAGTAGCAAACATTTCACGATAGTTAGAAGTCCCTGAGTCGTTTACCACTGCCATTGTGCCACCACCAACAGTACCACCTTTTGCAAAGTGTACTAATGGAATCTTAAAGCCTTTCCATTTTGAAGCACCAAACTTATCCAAGACCCAGTTTACACCGTCTTTTACTCCATCAAGCATTGAGTTAATTGGTTTGATAACATTATTAACCATATCCGAAACATTGCTACCAACACTCTTTACAGCTGACTTTATACCATTAATAATGTTACTCCAAAGCCTATCCCAAGCATTTTTAATCTTATCTAATGCTCCACCTGTCATACTATTAAGGTTGTTGTACATATCAGAGAACATTGATTTAGCATTAGAAACTAAGTCTGAAATCCTTGATTTAACATTATCTTTCATGTTGTTAAATCTATCAGTAACTCTATCTCTTAATGAACTAGCTTTATCAGTAAGAGAGCCTTTCATATCTTCAAACTTGGATTTACAGCTTTCTTTCATATCCTCGAACTTATCTTTAGCTTGGTCTTTAAGTTCATTGAATTTAGCTGATACTTTACTCTTGAGGTCATTGGCTTTATCTTTGATTGAAGATACCATATCCCCAAACTTATCTCCTAAGTGTGAGCAAGCGTCCTTAAAGTCGTTAAACTTCTCTTTTACGTTACTTACCATTTCCTTAACAGCTTTAATTACTGTTCTTAGGACATCACAGAATTTATTGAACTTTTTACAAATATCAATAACTAAATCAGCAATAAATCTAATTGCTACTCCAAGTACACTACCCAAAACATTGGAAATAACCTTTACAATAGGAGCTAAGTTATCTAAGGTCTTTTTAAACGTACCTGTATTCTTGGATAATTTATCAAAACTATCCTTGACTGCATTAATAATAGGTTTTAATCCCGATAAAGCAGACTCTCCTACCTTTTTCATTGAATTAAACATAGGAGTTAATTTTTGGATAGTTGGTCCTAAACCTGCAATGGCTTTACCTGCGGTATCTCCAAAGTTTTTAAAGTTTGAAGATAACTTATTAATATTTCCACCGATACTAGAACCTGTTAAGTTCTTTGATAGTTGGTCGAAACCTCCAATGATAGAAGTAAGAGCTGCAACACTTCTGTTTTTCAAGTTAGCCATTGCTGTACCAATACCATCAGTAGCCTGCTTTGCTTGTTCATGGAAACCATTAGCACCTTTATCTAGTTCTTGGAATTTTTGGTTTAATTGGTCCATGGTAATTTCGCCTGATTGCAACTTCTTGTACAATTCTTGAGTTGAACCTGAGGCGATACCAAAGCTCTTAGCTACCTTTTGGAGTGAGGCAGGCATGGTTTCCTGTAAGGTTTTCCAAGATTGAAGGTCTACCTTACCTGAACTCAACATCTGTGTGTATTGTTGTAATCCACGGCTTGCGTCCTCTGAACTTGCATGACTAGCAAGGAAAGCATCATTTAATGCTAAGGCACTCTTAGCAGCGTCATTAGCATTTTTGCTCATAGGTAGTAGTTTTTCACTTGCCTGTGCTACATCTTGTAATGAAGTAGGTAATCCATCTACTCCCTGTTTCAAGGTTTCCATTGATTTCTTAGAGTCGTCTGCACTAGCTCCCATTGATTGAAGAACTTTAGGGAAGTTGTTTAAGGTATCGTATCTTTCAAAACTAGCATTAAGATTATCTCCTACTGCATTCAGTCCTGCCATTGCAATATTAGCTATTCCTGCTCCAATAGCTGAACCTTTTATAGCACTGGTAAAGGTCTTAATTCCAGAAGTAGCTTTTTCAGTATTAGCTTTAATGGTTGTTGTTACTGATTTTGGTATTTTATGATAACTCTCGCTAAGGTCATTTGTTTTGTTCTTAGCCTTTGCCATATCAGTAGCGGTTTGATTTAATCTTGTTTGTTGTTTAACTAAATCACTATTAACACCACTAATAGCTGATTTAAGGTTATTCATTTTTTGCTTTTGTTCAGTATAAGCATCACTAGCTTTCCCTGAACTTTGAGCAATATTATTTAACTCTGCTTGAGCTTTCTTATATGAAGAATTAAGGTCGTTTAACTTTGTTCTTAATTGACCTAATTCAGTCTCCTGTATCTCATACTGTTGTTTGAGGTTTGAATAAGCGTTTTTAGATTGCTTAATCTCTTCTTGGTTAGCTTGCCATTCTTTACCTTCTGCTCTTAATCTTTCTACAAGGCTTTGAGATAACCTTTGTTGTTCTGAATAAGATTGTCTTAATTTTGCTAATCCACTATCATAATACTGTAATGATTTTTCAGCTTTATTAATCTGATCGTCATAACGTCCAATAGTTGTAATTGTTTTATTGATTTGTGTTTGATATTTTTGATATTCGGTTGAGCTTTCGCCTAATCTATCTTTAACATCGTTTTGAGCTTGTTTTAAAAGTTTTAATTTTTCATAGTAACCATTTTGAGTTTCTGTAAGTCTTGAGATTTTTGTTTGTAAAGCATTAACATTATCTCCAGTAGACTTAAATTCTTGTTCTTGTTGTTTAAGAATGGATACTGTACTGTTAATATCATTATTTAACTGACGCACACTCTTACTTGCTTCAGTAGTATCCATTTTAATCTTAGTGCTAAGTACACCAGCAACTTTTTCGCTTGCCATACTCTTGACCTCCTTAATTGTTAATCTGTATCTATAACGATTTGAAAAAAGGAGGATAAAAAAAGAGAACCCGTTAAGGTTCTCTATGGTTTACATTAAATCTAGTAATTTTCTAGGGTCGTCAATAACTTCATCATTAGCGACTTGTTCATCGTCCATTCCTAGAATTTCCATTAACAAGTAATAATCTTGATTTTCTACTTGGTCTAAAGTCCAGTTAAGATTAGTTATTGCTTGCTTTTCAAATATCAAGAAGTCCTCATAAGTTTTTCTCATCTTCATGTGTAACATATGAGGACTTGTATTATTTTCTACTTTTTTTTATTATCTTCTTTTATATCTTCTTCCTTGATACCCATTAAACTCATTGCGATTTTGTTAGCTGTATCAAGTAATTCATCTTGCGATAAATCTTCTAATTCATCTGTTTGTTTATCATTTAATTTCAATAATGAAGAAACATAATTAATGGCTTCATCAAATGTATCAAGCATTTGTTCAACTAATTCTTCATCAGTTTTATTTTCCATATCTCCATTTTGAGAAAATACAAGTTGTAATTTATACGTCTTTCTCATGTTCTTTACAGATTGTTTAATGTCATAAGTTTTCTTTTTAAATGGTAATTTTTCTAAAGTAATCTTCATTTTTCGTACCTCCAATTTTTAATTCACTTTTATAACGCAAAGGTAAAAATTTTAGAGTATAAAAAAAGAGAACCAATTAAGGTTCTCTTATATATGAAGATTACTTACTTAATTACTTGCCTGTTGAGCTAGAACCTGTTGAAGTTGCAGCAACACTAGCCTTACCAGAATCAGTAATTAATGTCTGACCAGGGCAAAGTTGGTCAAACAAGCCTTTCATTGTAAATCCTTCATCTTCGTCGCAAGCCACGATATAAGGCATATCACTTGTACGTGGTGAAGCTAAACCTTCAAATGATAATTCGTCATTTACGCGGTTTGTTTTCTTTGAGGTATTAGTTTGCATGTTTGCACCTTTTGAGGTTGCAACTGCTTTCCCCATACATGTATAAGCATAGTGCTTCATATCTGGTAATGGACTACGGGCGATAATTATGCTGTATGTATTTGTCATTGAGTCAACATAACCTACTCCACTCTTTTCACGTCCAAGCACTTTATTTTTAACATCGAATGGCAAGTTGTTAAATGAAACGTCCATTGAGGCTGTTGGAAGAGCTTTTATAAAATCCAATTCCTTATTGTTACCGTCCAATTCTTCCCCGTTTTTTGAAGTTTGGAAATTTACACTTGAAGTACCAAGCATTTCATCAGTAACTTCAATCATACCAGTTGTAAAGCCTTTAGCTTCATCTGTTAAAATGTTTCCATCTGCGTCCTGAACGCCAAGATATACCCTATCAATACCAACTACTGACATTTTGCATTCCTCCTAATTAATCTGTATACTTTAATTTTTCGATATAAATTGAATTAAATAATTGCCCAGTGTCTGGGTCTGATACCCAACCACCGAACGTATAACATTCATATTGATTGTTTTCAAATAACCTAAAAAGGTCTATCTGAAATTGCTCAGTGTCAAAATCAATATCTTTCTTTAAAAAGATTTGAAGTTGTAACTGAGTATTTATAGCGTTAAATCTATTGTTTCCCTCTTCATCTGTTTGTACTTGAACCTCTCTAAGTAATGCAATGGTTTTATCGGTTGTATTCACTGCGCTATCGGGAATCTGGTAAGTATAAACCTTATCAATATGAGGGAATCCTGTTAATAGTTTTTTAGTATCTGTTATTGTACTCATTCGTTTCCTCCCCCTTGCTTACGGTTTATAATCTCTTTTAGCTTTTCCGCATTAGCATTTAAAACCCTATTCTGTACGCTATTGTTAGCAAACAGTTTTGAGTAAAAGTTTAAATGATTATTACCAAACTTCTTACCTTTTTTACGTGGGTAATACTTTGTACCATCATTCATAAAACGCATGATATAGGCTTTCTCACTATCGTAACCTACTACTGAACTACCATTCTTATTACCGTCAATATCGGTATTTTGCATTACAACATGATTTTTTGCATGGTCTGAATTACGGTCTGAAACAGGGGTTACCTTTTTAAGTTCAGACTTAAAGACCTCTGCTCCTGCTTTAGTAACTTCTGCTTGTTCATCTACACTTAACTCAGTAGCCTCTTGTACTTGATTTATCCAATTCTTTAATTGATTGCTAAGTTCTTCATCAGCCATTACCATTACCCTCTTTCTTAGTAAGAGTAATAAGGTCATAGCTGTTATAAGTTTCATCATCAAAACTAATATCAATAATGCGATAATCTACACCATTAATAGTTGCTATAAGATAATCAAACTGTTCAAGGCGTTTATCATGTCTGATAGCAATATTAAAAGAATTTTCATACTGAGTACCAAGCACTGAATACTTTTGATTAAGTGTTTGTTTTACTTTTGCAAAACGCTTTTTAAATTCTTCATGCTTTACAGGTTCTTCAATACCTGTATAAGGGTTCTCTTGAGTAGTGAGAGTTGAAAAAGTAACAGTAGATTTAAACTGATAAGGTTGGAAACGATTTTTAGCTATCTGTTTCATCATCATTTCCCACCTCGCTATATTTAGCCTGTAAAGGAGCAACATAACTAAGGAAACCGAATGAATATCCATTAGCTAACTCTCTATCATAGTACGTTTGAGTAACCAATGTACGTAAAGCCATGATAAATTGATTATCTGCCTTTAAATCGTCATAAGTTAAACTCTGATTAATACCATTAATGATTGTGGCAATACTACCATCAACAATAGCGGTTAATTCTTGCATTGTTTCAGGGTCATCATCTAAGTGTAAGTAAGTTAGCATAGAATTAATAAAATCATCTTTTTCCATTTATTGCACCTCCTCTATTAACCGCCCCTATATAATAGGTACTGTGTATTTCGATAGGCGATTTGTTTTAATTAACTTATAAGGTTAAATGCTGAACTTAACCTCTGAATGCGTTTCTCAGCACTAATTACTTACCTGCGCTAGCTGATACAGCTTTTGGTGCTGTAAATGTACCAAAGTAACCAGCCTTTTCATCAGCCTTTACAATGTTCATACGTACATATACACCTAATACTTGTTCAAAATATTGATTTTCAGTCCAATTTACTGACATGTCGTCCTTGTATGCTTCCAATACAAAGCCTTTAAGTGAGCCGACAAAGAATTTTGTATCTCCATCTGAACCTAAGATTGTATCAGGAACAACGATTAATTCATGTCCGAACAATGTCTTACCTGAGGCTGTTGTAATATCGTCATGTAATAAGTAACGTCCTTCTGCGTCTTTCATTGTGTCAATAACGTTGAACATTGAGGCTGTAACAACGAACTTAACATCATCGCCATAAGGGATTAACTTGTTAGATAAAGCCTTAATACCGTCTAAATCTGATACTGATTCAGCTGTAGCTGTTTGCAATACAGCACCGATAGCCTTTTGAGCCGTTTGCTTGCGCACTTCTTGTACATAGTCAGATAAAACAGAACTAATATCTGGGTAATCTGAAATCATTTCCTTAGAAATTGGTAATGAACCACGATAAGTTGAAAGTTCATAAGTTACCTTATTAATTGTTGCGTTTGCAATGTTAGGATTTTCTTGGAGCTCTTGAGCCGTTGCTAATACTGCTGTTGCTTTTTGCAAAATAGGTAAGCGACCTGCTGGAGCTGTTACTTGAACCTTATTTACATATCCTTCTAATTGTGAAGGGTCGTTAGGTTGCTTTTGCATTGAAAGAACTTCTGATGGGATAACTGCTTGACCATCTGGAGTTTCCTTAAATCCATCTGTCAATGCACGTGTTTCACCTTTCAAGAATGCTTCAAAGTTGCGAACTTCTTCTGACTTCTTGTTTTCGTCTTTTTCTTTTAAAATTTGAGTCATATCTTTCTTACCTCCAATTTTTTCTGAACCTTTTTCATCTTTTTTAGGTTCTTTAATTTTTTCATTTTCTATAACGTCTTTACCTAAATTTTCATCTTCAGGAACTTCTTCCTTTTCCTTTTCTGCTCGCTTGGCTTCCTTCTTGTCGCAAGCTCGCTTTTCTTCTTTAGACTTTTCTTCTTTTGGTTCTTCTACCTTTTCTTCTTTTGGTTTATCTGAACCTTTAACTGCCTTAACTTGTTCTAACAATTCTTTAGCCGATTGAATAGCTGCCATAAGGTCATCTGTATTAACACTAACCTTAGCCTTTACTTCTTTTTCAGCTTTAGGTTCATCTTTCTTTTCAGCCTTTGGTTCTTCAACTGGCTTTTCTTCATTTTTAATTTCTTTTTCTTCTTTAGCCATTTTTCGTACCTCCTTAATGTTTTCTAAGTGCCTCACGACAGAGGCAGAAGTTTGCGTATAAGCAGGAACAGGTGTCAGAGATAATTCAGGAATTGTTTCAATTTTTGTAACGATATGTAATGGTGTTCCATCATCAGTAAAATCCCAATCATCTCCACCTTCTGCAATATTGAAACCGAATGAGCAACCTTTTACATTGCCTGATTTAATGTCATTGTAGACATCATTGGCAAGGGTTGAGTTGTTCAAAGTAGCTTGGAAATATACTCCATCTTCTTTAACGTTAATTGTTAAATTCTTTGCGTCTACTCTAGCTAGAATGTTGGAAAATTCATGGTCATATAAAAGTAAGGTCTTACTCCAGTCAATATTCTCAACTGCTTCTGGTTTTATGATTTCGTAAAAACCCATGTATTCTGATTGTTGGTTGAATACAATAGCTTTTCCTTCAATAATATGTTCATTATCATTATTTTTAGTTGCTCTAATATGATTGTTGATTGTACGAATATCAGCTTTTTCTGCTACCTTTGGCAATATTTCTCACCTCCATTTGATTAATCGTATCTATAACGCATTTAAAAAAATTTTATAAAAAAAGAGCTACCATTTTTGGTAACTCTAATTAATTAATTTTCTACTACCTTTTCTGTTGTATCTGTATTCTGTAATCCAGTATCTTTTACAACCTTATCCATACCAAGAGCTTTGTAGTTAGCTAAGATTGTTTGAGCTTGTTCTGGAGAAATAGCTTTAGCATTGGATAAATCTACTACATTCTTAATTAATGCTTGGTTATCCGTATCTATTGCATCAAGAATATTAACCTTAACATCTAAGATATTGTTATAAGATAATTTCTTACTTAGTTCTTGTTCAATAGGCTTTATATAAGTATTTAAACAAGAAATGTATTGAGAACGTATCATATCAATACTTGACTGTTCATCTGCATTAAGACCTACATAGCTAGCAGGAATACCAAAAGCTACTGCAACTTGATTACTTGTATACGTATTATTCTTCAAAAAGTTTGCAACGTCTGAATTAATTTGAACTGTTTTAAGGTCTGCTGATTGGTCTAATACAACAGTTGAACCTGTACGCATACTATTTTCAAAGGCTTGTTTAAGGTTCTTTTTATGTTCACTGTCTAAAATACCTTTTTCAACCTTGAGAATATTAGTAGGACTGATAGCACTCTGTAAGGTATTAAGAGTTAGTCTGTTTGAATTATTTTGAATTGCAACTTCATTAACGAGGCTTTCAAGTGGAGAACGACCAGTATATAAATTACTTTCATATCCTGTTGAAAGGAGCTTGAAGTGTAACACGTCTTTACTTTCTAAAGTTTTATCAGGTCGTCCATCGTTGTAACTAAAAGTATACAAAATATCTAAATCATCTGTTAATAACATTTGTACATTAGCGCTAGGTACTAATTCTAATTCATCAGGTACAAGTGAACCATCTCTGTGAATAGTAACAAAAGCATTTCCTGTAAGTAGCATACTTGCTAATACACTTTGAAAGAAACCGAACTTGGTTTGTCGCTTGTTTGGATTTTCAATTACCTTATGAAATGGCTTTTGAATGTCAATACTTGCTGAGGCTATATCTGAACTAATTCTATTAACCACTCCATAAATATCGCTATGCTTCAATGCTTCTTCTGCTGATACGGTCAGATTATTACTAATAATCTTCCCTCCAGTTACGATAAAAGGAGCTGTATTATTCAGTTGTAAAGAGCGTTTGTCTTTTTGGTTAAAGTGAAACGGATTATACATTAGTTACCATCTCCTTCTACTTTAATTGGAATAATCATTAAACCAATAACAATAAGAGCAATACCTAAAATAAATGTCCCTAGTATTGGATTAATTAAATATGAGCCAACGATGAATGAAATAAGCCCTAAGGTAATTAATGTAAATGGTAAAAAGTTAATAAATAATAGTAAGGCTTTATTTTTAATTTTAAAACTCATGCTGTTTCCCTCCTTATTAAATTTCATGTCTATAACGATTAAATTAGAAAGTATAATCTTCTCCAAAAATGTCATTAATTTGTTTATTCGTCATGTTCTGGAATGGGTGGCTACTCTGCTTTTCTACTTCTTCAATATTATCGAAATGTAGTCTTGCACGATAGTAAGCATCTATAATAGCATCGGCACAATCAATTTTTCTTGTTGCTCTGTTCTTATCTATCTTTACAAGACCTTCTTTTTGATAAAGAATAGCATTACTCAAAGCTGTTTTTATTATCCCGTCATCAAGAAAAGTAATCTTACCTTCTGTAATGTCTCTTTGAAAATCCTTAGTAGTGTCATTAAGGTAAGTTACTGTTTGCTTTAGTGGTATTAACCTATAAGGCGTATTACTTTCAATTAATTTAATTAATTTATCAGAACGCCAAGCATCATAACAAATAGATTGAACATCTAAGTCATTCTCATCTATATAATTTAACAACCATTCAAATACTTCATCATAGTTGATATATCCGAACCTATTTTGAGCAATATCACAAAAGCCCTCTTGTTCTAATGTTCTATAAGGGATATTATCTTGCTTTTCTTTAAGGTCTATTCTTACTTGACTTCTTGCTGTTGGAATCCAACTATGTTGTTCAATGTAAAATTTATTTTGTCCTTTGTCTTGATAAGGATAGATAAAAGCTATTGAAGTGTCATCACTAAAGTTACTCAAGTCCATTCCGATATAAACCTGTTTGCCATTTATATTTATTGGTTTTGTGTCTACTACACTATTCTCAATATCCTTTAGTTCAAGGTAGTTGTTTACATGATGATTAAGCCAACAATTAAGGTTTTTGTTTTGAAACTCGAATAATTTACCTTCTGCCTCTTTGGTATCTCTCTCTTTTTGAAGATTATCAAAGAGCTTTTCCCCTACTTTAGGCAAAGTTAATAGTGGATTACTCTTATACCATGTTTCAGGTTCAAATGTTTCTTTTTCTAGGTTATCTTGAGTGTAATTAACCATAAGAATATTATCTAGTTTTCTTTCGTTATCCTTATTCAAGGTATCCCTCATCATGTTTTCTTGCTTATGATAGAAAGAGTTCGGGTCAGGATAACTTGTACTAATTAATACCATTTGAGCATCTGTTTGCCCTTGTCCCGAACTTAACTTACCTATACCTTCATCAATTAAGGCACTTCTGGTATCATCAGCAACCTCATCGGCAATTACAAGGCTCGGGTGTAAACTATCAAATCTCTTACTTTCAAAGCTCATCTTTAATACTTTATTTTGAGATAACTTACTAATAATCTGGTCTGCTTGTACTTCAATTTGATTATCTTTAAAAATATCATCAAATGCTTCATACTCTCTAAGTCTATTGGCTTGTAACTGTAAGTATGAATAACCTTTAGTCGCTTGAGTATTGTTAGGAGCAACTAATACTATTTCTTGTCCTGTTTTACTAATACTATTAACTAAGTATTCAAATAATATTAAGATTGCACATAAAGCTGTTTTACCATTTGTTCTAGCAACACTAAAAATAACCTTGTTGAAACGCTTAGAGCCATCTTTTCTATTCTTCCATGCGGTTATCATACACATTAAAGATTTTTGCCAGTCCATGAGTTTAAGGGGATTACCTGTACTAATATCAATTAATAAACCACTAAACTTAACAATCGCTTTAGCCATTCTTAAATCATAATAATAAGGGAAGTTTTCAGGTTCTTCTTCAACTCTCCTTAAATCCTGTAAATGTCTAAAAGCCATTAGTTTAATATCGTTACATGTTATAATTTGATTTTCTAAGACCTTTACACAGTATTGAAAAGCAGGGTCATTTTTATATTTATCAAAAATATCCTTGTAGCAACCATTTTTCTTTTCAATTTGATATTCCTTTAATACGTCTGATTTAGTTAAATTAATTGCTCTCATTCTTCATCATCTCCAAAGAGTAAATCTTTTACCGATTGCTTTTTGGTTGGTTCTTCTGATTTTACCTTTTCAAGTATGCTTGCTCTTGCTACTGGACTTAAACCTAATTTATTTGATAAACTTTCAATCTTTGTAGTGGCACTTGTCAAGGTATCAACAGCTGTATTCTTTTTGAACCCTTGGAAATCTTTACTAAGAATTTCCCCAGTTGTTGGAGATACTACTGTCTTGAATATCTTGGTTTGTATTCCATTTTCCTTAATGCTTTCAAATGCTTCTCTGTATAATTGAATGTTCATACAAAGTAAAACTAAAATATCCTTATCTGGAGCTTTTACAAACTTCATTTTTTCAAGCTCTGGAATTAATCTACTCCAAGCATAACCTGCGATTGTTCCTCTTAATTCCTTAGGAGGTGTTTTTGTTATATCTGATAATTCTTTACTCTTTTCAATTAAATTTTCTGTTCGTTCCCTTTGTTCTTTTCTATCCTTGCTATCTGTTGTTAATTTTGGTGGTCGTGCCATTGTTCCTACACCCCTTTATTTTAAAAATATTGATTTAATAACGTTTTTAATCTGTCTAAGTTGCACACTTTTATAACTATTTAGCCTTAATTTTGAGCAAAATAAAAAAGCCCTAAAAGCTCTGAATGGCTTTATATAGGCTTTTCTATAAGAAAGGAGTGATTAATTATGGTTTTTGTTAGCCCCTTAACACTTTTAAATAGTTTTTACTATATAAAACGTAAGCGAGTTCCCATTTAGGTGTGCTTTTACCCTAGCCAATGTAGGGCGGGGCTTGTTTTTAAATTCAGAAAAGTTTTTCATTTTCTTTTTCTATTTTTATAACGTCATTGAAAAAATGTTTTTTAATCTTTTCACAATGTTATAACGTAACGTATTAAAAAAGACACGAAACTTAATTCATGTCTTTGGTGGTGTATGAAACGTTTAATAAAATTCATTAAAGCTATAAATAAATCATCTTATAATAAATAATGTTACGCATCTATAACTAAACCTAATGAAAGTTATCTAGACTTCAAGTCTAGGTGTACTAGTATCATTATCTTATATCTTATTCTTTTCTTTGCCGTGCGTGCTTGCTATCGCTCGCACTTACTTATGTTACTATGTGCTGTTATATGTTGTTGTATTATAACTATACTTATAACCTAATTGTATCTAATACTTTATTATAATTGTACTTATAGGTTTGTTAGTGTTCCTTGTTTATAATACATTGTATATATCTTATCTTGTACTCTTACTTTAATTGGTGTTGTAGTTATCTTATCTAATAACTCTTTACACTTATACATATTAATCTCTCCAATACTTATACACTTCTTTATCATTACCATATACAACTACCCTTATATCCTTATCAGTATCAGGATAACTATTATTATTTTGAGTATTGATTAAGTATTGGTTGTACTTAATATTATTATCAATACTTATTAACTTACTTTCTATTCTATTTAATTTATTGTTGATATAATTAGTAACTATACTGATTAAGATTAATACTGCTACTACTATTATTATCAATACTATATCTATACTCATTAATCCTTTATCCTTTCTTTTATATACTTTTTCCAGTTATCTTTTGATACATGTTTAATCTTGTTAATACCATTAGGACTGTTTATTATCTGTTCTTCTATGTTTGTTTTAATTGAATGACAACGATAGCAAAGAGTCCAAAGGTTACTCTCATCTAATTGTTTATCCTTATCAATACGTAAAGGAATTATATGGTCTATTATTTTCCTATCTGTTATTACTTCTCCACATACTTGGCATGTATAATTATCTCTATTGATGACATAGTTCCTTGTTTGTTTCCATTGCTTGGATTGATAGAAACTATTAGCCTCTTTGTTTCGATTATGCTGATTATATAGTTTCATTTTCTTATAGCTTTTTTCTTTTCGTTCTTGTTCCCTTTGTTGTTCATTCTCTAACTTATGTTTAGGACAATATCTTTCTGGAAATTGAACTAACTCATTACATGTTGGTTTCTTGCATTCTCTATACTTCATGTTATTACCTCCTAATACAATTAAAAGCCCTAACTCAGTAGGACTAATAATCTTTAATTTAATTTCTTTTCTAGTTGTTCTTTTTTAATTCTCAAGTATTCAATCATATAACCTTTTTCTTGTTGGTATTCAATCTGTTCCCAATGATTTAATAAAGCTACTTGGTGTGTGATATAATGGCTTTTACCTTCTCCACACGTTCCAATTAAATCCTCAAAAAGTTTTTTGTGCTGTTCAATTAATTCAGCTTGTTTTCCTTGAATTTCAAATAATGTTTTTCCATTATCTTCAACGCTAAGGAAAGTATTGATGAAACTAAGTAACTTCTTATCCTTGTTACTCAATTCACGATTTAAAACTTTATCAAAATCCTTTCTATGCTTATTAGAGTAATCACTGATTTGTTTAAGCATAATATTTTCATTTACAGTTTTCGCAAATTTGAAGTCTTTACCATTTAGGGTTGCTTCTATATATGCTTTTTGGGTTTTGGCACGAGGGAAAAGTAGCCATAAATTCGTTAAAACTAATTCTTTTTGCTTTTCTAATGGACTTTTTTCTTCCTTTTTTGGTTCTTCATCAACTGTATATGTAGGAACATAATTGAATTTTAAACTTTCAAGCGTTTCATGCTTTTGGTCTTTTTCTTTCTGGTGTTTCCTGAGTATGTCTTGTCTGGAATATGTAAGTTGATATAATAGATATTTCCTATTCTTATTTTTTCCGTCATACTCTGCTGTGTTGTTCCAGATTTTGCGGAACTCATTAAGTGTCATCTTTCGCAATTTGTTATTACAAAAATAGTGAAGTAAGTCTTGTTCTGCGTCTTTTAATGAACTATAGTTAAGTTCATTGTAAAGGCGATGAGATTGAGTTTTAAAGTTTCGTTCATTTTTTACTGCCATTAACATTTCCATATCAAGCATTACCATTAATCATCACTCCCTTTCTTGATATTGTTAATTAATTCGTTCTTTTCAATCGTTGATTGAGAGTAAGCGTAAACTAAGGAAAGTAGCACAATTCCGATTACAAGCACTTTTCCGAAAATACTCAAATCCCAAAGACTAAGCATAATAGCAAAGCCAAAGGTCAAAAAACTAAAAGATACGCAACACATAAATAAGTTTGTAATAAATCTAAAGATAATATTTGATAATTTTTTCATCATTATTTACCTTCTTTCTTTTTAAACTTTTGAATAATCCAATTAACCACTAAAACAACTAAAGCAACAACGAAAGGAGCTATTGCAACTCCTAATGTTGTCTTAATTATTCCTAATAACATTCCTAAAATTGTAAATACTGAAATTCCTACTAACACGCTAATTACTTGATTAATTAACTTATCCATATCTAATCACTCCTATTAGTTTTTATAATTCTTCAATTTCTTTTTTAATTCTGTTTATTTGCCTTTCACAGCCTCTTTTTAGCCTTTCATACATGGCTATTTGTTCTTCAAGACGCTGTTTCTTTGGCTTTTTCTTTTCTTCTTCCTCAGCCATCATTAGTATTTCTTCATTAGTCATACCTAACCACTCCTTATATAATTTAAGATTTCTTTTTATTTTCTATTGATTTGTTACTTTTAAAAGTCTATAATGTTATTTGTGATGGTTTAACCATTTTTGTTCCTCTCTCAAAAAAATTAAATGAGCTTGCTTTTTCTTGTTCTTGGTCGGAAAGTTGAATTAAATCTAATCCCTTGTATGTACTGAAACGACCATCAAGGCAAGCTGTAACTCCTGCAATCAATCCCTTAACATATTGAGCTACACTAGCTTTATTTTTGAATAAGATTTTAGAATTTTTATCATAAATGTAATTTTTATTTTGCTTACTTGCCATTTCTTTTCCAAGATTCTTATTGAATTTGAAACGCTCAGCTAAGTTTTCTCCCCTTGTTATCATTGCAAGGTTACTAATGTTGTTATTGTAAGGGTTATGGTCTAGGTGGTGGATAACATAGCCTTCTGGAATATCTGAAATAAATGTTTTATACACTAAGTTATTCATGGTTGTTGTTTTTCCTTGATAACTGATTGTAAGGTAACCAAAGTTATTATCTCGACCAAAGTTCTTATATCCTGTTAATAGATTATATGTATAACCATTAGAGCTAAGTAATACTCTATCTGTTAATTTCTTAAAGTATTCATTATGGCTCTTTGCCTCTTCTTGAGTTAAGTATTGGTTATCTTTTAGTACAGTGAACAAGTTTCCCTGCTTATCTTTAACTATTTTGTTTCTATCCCAAAAGTTCATAACCATAACATATAATTCTGTTGCATTTGATTTCTTTAATTCTTTAATCATTTCCATAATTAATTACCTCCATTTTTTAGGGCTTTCTTTTTGCCCTCACATATAATCTAAGATTTCTTTTGAACCCTTCATTAATAAATATAGTATTTCTTTTTTACTATTCTTATTTTCTAATTATTTTATAATAATTGAGTTATTTAACTCCTCTTTATTAGTATAGAATTTTTATTTGAACAACCCAATAGCACAATAACTTTTAACCTTTCCATCGGATAACCTAATATCAAACAACAGCTTATCTTGAATGGACTTTAGTACTCTTTCTATTGTTTCAATATTTGTATCAAAATCCTTCGCTATTTTCTCAACTGTTGTTTCGTTCCATAAGCCATTCTTTTTGTGCTGAGTTTTAAGGTAGGCTATTATCGCTTGCTCTTGTTTATTTGCCTTTGAGTTAAAATCAAACATATTTTTTACCTCCCTTGAGATTTCAAACTATCAATAATTGATTTTGATACTTTAGTAATACTTTCAATCTGCTTATCTCTTGCTGTTACTTCGGCTTCAAGGTGGTTGAAGCCTCGTACTAGCGTACTAATATCATCGCTATTAATTGTTACTTCATCTAATCCTTTAAGGTCATTTAAAAATTGTTCTAAATCTTTAATTGCTTTGTCATTCATATTGATTACCTCTTTCTTTGTTCTCATATATAATCTAATGTTTATTAAATTGTTAGTTCTGGTACTTCATCACTGAAATCCAATGGTTCATATTCGGTTGTATCTGGTGTGAAGTCTGGTAACATGTCCTCAGTTACAATTACCTTTGGAACATTTACTACTTTTTCCAATACAGGTACTAAATAACTTGGTCTGCGGAACTTAACTCCTGCATCAGTCAATAGCTGAACTTTTTCAGTGTTTGCTTTAATAACTTTGATTAATTTCAGGTCATCTAATAATTCAAAATCTGATAAAGTATAAGGTTTTAAGTCCATTTCTAGTTGAACAGTTCCATAATTGAGAATATTAACGTCTACTTCTTCTTCAATATCCATTAATAATTGAACTGTTGTCTTATTTTCAGGTTTTTTCAGTTCATTAATCGCTTGGTTAATATCTGGAACAGCAGAATTAAATTCTTTTTCAGACTCCCATTCTCGATAATTTTCATTAACTGTTGCTTTTTCATATGCGACTGAGTCGATAAACTCTAATTTTCGATCAATTTTTTCAATTAAGTATTCTAGCTGACTATGCTTGATTAATAAGTTCTTACTGTCGTTTTCATTATTGATGGCTGTGATAGCTCCTGCATATGTAGTCGGTTCTTGTTCTTTGTTCTCTTTGATGTCTTTCAACATATCAACAGCATTGATACCTGTATCTCCACCATTGCGCTTAATGATTTCAGTAGCAATATCGATAAACATACTATCTAACTTCTCATCTGAAACCTTAGCCAAGTCCTTTTCAGCATCATCAACTAATGAGCGTTTATTTGTTGATTCAATTACTAAATCTTCAAGAGTAAACATAAAGGCTTTATTCTTTTTGTCATATTCAAATGATAGTGATTGCTTATCATTTACCTTGTTAATTTCAGCAACCAAAGTATCAAGAGTATTGAGGTTGCGGTAATCAGTAAAATTATTTAATTTTGTTTTTGATACTGTTACTGCTTTAGCCTGTTGCTTATCTGGTTTTTTAATTTCCTTTTTTGCAAAAACATACAATAGAATAGCTTTCTTCTTTTTGAGGCTATTGATAATGTCAATATCTAATGTTGTATACCTACTGAACTGTGTACCATTTTTAGCATCTCGATATAATGGGTCAACATTGATGATGATATGATTGTTAGCTGTTTTTTGCGTTTGAATGAAATCAATATCAGCTAACTTAGCAATCAGTGTATCAATCTTTTTTTCTTCCGATTTCTTGAATTTCTGACGTTGTGATTTTAATGAGTTGAAAAGTAGCTTTAATTCAAAAGAATTAAATTGAATTAAGTTACTTTGATTAATGAATTTGTCTGGAATTAAAATTGTTGAATTGTTATTATTATTTGCCATAATTAATTACCTCCATTTGTTGTACAAATATAATTTAAGATTCGTTTTGAACCCCTTCATTAATAAATATAGAATTTCTTCTTTTTCTATAATCTAAGATTTATAGTCCAGAAATAGAGGCAATTTTTGAGTATCAAAAAAGGAGCTGATAACATAACTCAACAGATTGACAATACAACTAAATAAGCTATTATTAGTAGCCTTTTCAGCGTTGTCTCTATTTCTGTGTTGTTATGCTAACTGCGCTCCTCCTGTACTGTATTTAGCTTTTAAGCTAGTTTATCTTTTTATTTTTGTAATTAATTATGACAACTATTATTATTTGATTGTGATTTTAGTATACCATACTTCTTTTTTATCTCAAAATATTCCCCCAAAAATTGCAAAAAATAAAAAAACAAAAAAAATGCAAAAAATGCTAAAATCGCTCAATCCCAATAGTATCAAGGGTTTTCGTAATTGTGAAGATTTTGTGAATATCACTACTTTTTGCAAGAATTTGCAATTTTTTGCTTTTTTGTAAAATCGCTGAACACGTTGATACGCAAGGGATAGAGGGCTGTTTTTTGAGTGCCTTAATCGCTAATTAATAATAAATAACATTTATTATAGCCTTCTAAGGAAGTCTACAACAAATAACATTTATATGTTTCTAAATATGAGCTTTCAGCTCCTATAAAGAAACATAGAAAATACTTGAAAAATATACAAGTATACATTAAGTATCCTTGATATATTTATTCTTAACGTACTTTCTAATTTAACTTTTTTGAGTTCCAAAAAAGTAGACAAAAAATAATCCAATGTTTTTAAAAAAACCATTAGAGATTTAAAAGAGATAAAGTACCATTTTCAAATTTAGGTAGAGATACGATTTTTCTTTTCGTTTCAGATTCAGTTTGGAGATTACGGCTTTTTGGAAAGCCTAGCAAAACACTACCTTAGTCAAGGTAGCGAACAGTTATCGGCTATCGCCTTCTAACTTAGCGCTATCGCTTTCAGTTTTCTCTTGATACAGAGTAAGGAGTTAGTCAGATATTCTATCAAAGATAGTACAAGTATTCAGATAGTCAGAGTTTGAGGTAGTAGTTAATTAGTCAATTTCAATCAAAGATAAAGGATAGTGTTTCAATTAAGTAAGGAGTTCTATTCTAGTTATCTCAATATCAAAGATAAGAAACACAAAGGGAAGTTAGTCAAAGTTTGAGAAAGAATAAAGATAGGTGTTTCAATTAAAAATAAGGATAATAATAGGTGTGTCAAAAATATATAGATAGAAAGTTGCTAGCTAGTGAGTACAATTATTCAGAAAAGAAATAAAAAAAGAGTGCCGCCTCACTTGCCCCTCTCGTTCCATATAAGCACGATACAAGCACTTTATCCTTAGTTAGGTATAATTACCCTAAAAAGCTAAAAATGCTTAAAATGGAAATATATAGCGTTTAATTGCTATGTACTATTTTATTTTCTGTACGGGATAGAACAATAATAAGCTACACAATACCCTTAGAAAGCCATATAAGCCCGATATAGCCATTTTAAAGATAATTATGTATAAATACCTTAAAGGCTACTATATGGCTTTATTTCTTACCATATTTGTAAATACGTTCTTCCCTTTCATATTTTTTAGCATGTCTAATTTCAGCTTTCCTAAACTCTTCTTTTAATCCTGGTAGTGCGTCAAAACCTTTGAAAATACTTGCTCTTTCATTCAAAGGCATAGGAGCATGGTTGAAGTGTTTCTTTTTCTCAAGGTAATCAACTCTTGCTAACTTGTTATAATCAATCATATTTTATCCTCTTTCTAGAACGTATGTTCGATATAATTATAACAAAAAAGAACAACCTGAGAAAAAGAGAATGAAGATTGGTTGTTCCTTTAGATTTTTTTATAAGAGAGAAATAAGATATTTAATATCTTATTTAGATTATTACATAAAATTATATAAAAGTATATAGTTTAAATATTAATAAAAAAAAGACCCTAGCCACCTGCTAAGGTCTAAAAACAAATCTTAAACTATAAATGTAAGTAAATATGAAGTAATTTATTATCTATCAGCTTTTCAACTGATACCTTTATTATAATACCATTAAATAAATTCAAACAAAATAATAGCAATCAACAGTATTACCCCAATAATTGTATGGTGTATTAATAGCCAAACTAACAGCCATATTAAAGCTATTCCAAGTCCAACTAATAAAGCAACTGGAAAAGCAACAATAACAAAAATAACAATTATTGCTATTAATAAAAATAATAAAGTAATAAAACAACCTAACATTATATCAACTCCTTTCACTTATAATCTAAAGTTTCCAGAGTTATAACGCTTGGTCGTTAATTTTGAGTAAAAAAAAACAACCTTTCTTGGAACAAGCAAGAAAGGAGATGTATAAACATGAATAACATTGTAGGGTTGATTAGTCCCTAATTTAGTAGATGATTAGTCTACAATTTAGTAGTAGTCAATGGTCTTACTTATTGACTAACATTATTAAATACCATATCAGTATACTTGTCAAACGTTTAACACAAAATTAATATTTGTCAATACAAAATATTACATATAGAAAAAGTAGAAAACACTACATATTGTGTTATTACATAAAGTTGGTATAATATTACTTGTCCTCTGATTAAGGATAATTTAGTAAAAGGAATGGTTAAATGACTGATTATCATATTAACCTATGGTCTTACTTATTTGACCCAGTTTTTGAGTAGCCCTGAGGAGTAACCCTTTGTAGAAGCTCTTCGGGGCTATTCTTTTATACCTTTATTATAACGATAATGACTAAAAAAAGCACCTACCAATTACTGATAAGTGCTTTGATTATTTATTTTATGATACTACCTAATAAGGAACTCATTTTATTATACATGTTGATTTGCTTTTGAGCTTTCCTTACGTCTGTTGGTTTATCAATGAGTTTAATGGTTTCAGTTGTACCATCTTTCATAGTTACATAGATTGCAAGGTGTCCTAACATTTGTTTCTTTCGCTTTAAAATAGCCCAAAGAAGAATAAAGAAACCAATACCAACAAAACATAAAGCAATAATAATTAACCAACCTAAGCAACCAATACCCTTAATTCCATCATAATCTTTTGTACAAGAGTAACTTTGAATATCCTCATAATTGTACTCTCTTTGTTTGTACCATTTGTTAATAATTAATTTCTGGGTACTACTATTAAACATATACCCTTTATAATATGTTGAATTATTATGCTTTCCTTTGTTGTAATCCTTAATAACCTTATTTCTATTTTCTACATAATCTTTTAAACTTAACATTTTCAAACACTCCTTAATATCTTAATTTCAGCTATATAACGTTAATTCATTAATTTATTAAATAACTTATTCCATGTTTTTTTGCTGAAAATAATATGTACAAGAACTAATCCAGCTAATATCCAAGCTAAAACACATGAAACTGTACTATTAATTAAGCTAAACATTAATATCCCTACTATCAGGAGTATTTCAATATCTGAACATTTAATCATTTGTTATTCCTCGTTTCTTATTTATAACCTACATATACTATTATACACAAAGATGAATAATAATCTAGTCATTTATTCATTTTTAATAAAAAGAGCTACAAAATTGTAACTCTTTTAGAACAACTATTTAACTGTTAGCACTATGAGCTGTAAGCTCTCTCAAGATACTTAGCCTATTTCAGGCTATAAAAAAATAAGTATCTCTGCTTCTTTTGATACCTGAATGAATTTATTCAAACTATTATAATTAATAATCTCAATAAGTTCATTCAGCACTTGTTTAAGCTCTCCTGCCCCATGCTCCTATAAGAATGTTACCTTGTTTTTTAATTGGATAAGGCTTGAAGAACTCCACTAGATTAATTCAAATTAGGATAAGTGTTAGCTAGATTACAGGCTTCCTACCCACGTCTTTTACTGCTTATGACTGTTTACAGTATGGTTCAGCACACCAGTTTTAACTACATTAGAGCAATCTCAAACTCTAACACGCATGTATTTTAGTATCACTAGATAGGGAATGACCCTAAACCGATAATAAAGGTTGATTAAGCCACTAAAAAAGCATATAATAACTCTAGTTTCTTATTTATAACCTACGAAACTATTAGAGTTCAGGTATTCCCGTACCTGAGCTTTTTTATTTATCTCTTTATTCAATTGAGATGAATAATCATCTTTTCATCACTATGATACCATATTACTTTATTAAATCAAGAAAAAATTAAAACTCATCTTTATTATTTTGAATATCTTTATTTACAATATCTCCAATAGATACACCTTTATATTTTGTTTTAAAGCCTATTTCAAGCAATTCATCAAGTAAATCAGTCATATTTTTTCCTTCTGTTACTGATAGATATTTAAGCATTTTAAATTTATCTGGTCTTAATTTAATTTGTTTATAATTAGCCATAATAACAAACTCCTTTCATTAATTCATTTATTCATCTAATTATACCAGAAAAACCTATGTTGTAGTTGATTTTATTTAATTATATTTTTAATATCTATTAATGGAGGTGAATATTTTTGAAGATAACCAAATACAAAACCAATAGCGGTTTGGTACGCTATCAAGTATTTGATTATCTGGGGTTAGATTTATATGGAAAGAAACGCAACATAAGGAAAAAAGGCTTTAAAACAGCAAAGGAAGCACGGGAATACATCAAGAAAGTTAGAAAAGATTTTGCGATAACTTCTAATGTATTTACTCAATCGAATAATTTAGGGGTTAATACTTTTGATGATTTATTTAATTTATGGTACGAAAGTTACAAGCATACAGTTAAGCCAATAACTGCGCAAGCAAAACTACTAAAATATAATGCACAAATAAAACCTAAAATAGGAAAGTTACAATTATTCAAAATTACCCCTATTGTGTGCCAAAAGTTAGTGAATGATTTAGCTGATAAATATAATGCTTATTCAGCTTATGTAATCATTGTTAATAAACCTCTTAAATATGCTGTTAAGTTAGGTTTAATTAGTAGTAATCCACTTAATGCTGTTATCTTTCCTAAACCTACTGTTAAAAAGCGTTATATCCATCAAAAATTAAACAATATCTTTAATCGAAAGCAATTAAAAACATTTTTAGCCATTGCTAAGCAAGTTAATTACCAATATTATTGTTTTTTCCGTATCTTAGCATTTACAGGATTAAGACCTGCTGAGGCTTTAGCATTAACCTTTAAGGACATTAACAAAGATAAACACACTCTAACAGTTAATAAAGTTACTTATTTTAATTCTGAAACTCGAAAGGTAGAATTATCTACCCCTAAAAACAAATCTAGTAACCGTGTAATTAGTATTGATGATGATACGATTAATATCATTAACACTTATCGAAACAAGCTAATACAAGCCAATAAACGTGAAATAACTGATGATAGTTTTATCTTTCTTAATGCTAAGGGTAACCTATATCAATCAGCCAATCTTGAGAGTTGGTTAATAACTGTGTATCGGTACTGCCCTAAAGATTTACCAGTATTAACAAGTCATAACTTTAGAAAAACTCATGCTAGTTTATTATTAGAAAGTGGAGCAAACCTAAAATACATTCAAAAGCGTTTAGGTCATTCTAATATCCAAACTACCATGAATATCTATACAAAGGTTAATCATGATATGGAAACTAATAACTTTAATACTTTTATCAACTTTATCAAAGATTAAAGGTACAACATTAGGTACAACTTTTTTATAAGGTTCTGTAAGTATTGTTATTACAGGTTTTATAAGAGGTACAGTTTATGGTTAAATTTGTTAATAAATTTGCTAAGAATAAAGAAGATGAAAAGAAAAAAGAAGCGACAGAGCTTTCTAATGAAGCTAAATATCTAAAAGAAATTGTTGAATTACTTGAAGAAGAAAAAACAATTCAATCACAAGCAGCTTCAACATCAAATGTTAATAAAGAAGATAAATAA